GAGGACGAGGAAGGCGACGAGGACGACGAGGACCTCAGCCACGCGGAAGGCGTCGACGATCTGACCATCCAGGAAGTCTACGACACCCTGGACGAGGAGCAGAAGAACGTCGTCCACTACCTCATCGGAATGGCCCTGGACAGCAAGAAGTCCGCGGCTCACTCCGCTACCGACCCGACCAACATCACCCACGAAGGAGGCGACGGTATGTCGCGCAACGTATTCGACCAGGACGCCGCCAACAAGACCGGCGGGGCGGCGATCAAGCACTCGCTCACGACCGAGGACGTCAAGGGCATCTTCGCTGACGCGGTGAAGGTCGGTTCCGTCCGTGACGCCGTCGACCAGTACGCCCTCAAGCACGGCATCGAGAACATCGACATCCTGTTCCCGGACGCGAAGATGGCCACCGGGACCATCGACCTCGAGAAGCGCCGGACCGAGTGGGTCTCGTCCGTCCTCAACGGCACCCGCAAGACCCCCTTCTCCCGCATCAAGACCTTCACGGCCGACCTGACCCAGGACGAGGCCCGTGCCAAGGGCTACATCAAGGGAAACTACAAGGAGGAGGAGTGGTTCGGAGTCTCGAAGCGGACCACCGCCCCCACCACGATCTACAAGAAGCAGAAGCTCGACCGTGACGACATGCTCGACATCACGGACTTCGACATCGTCGCCTTCCTGAAGGCCGAGATGCGTCTCATGACCGAGGAGGAGGTCGCCCGTGCGATCCTCGTCGGTGACGGTCGGTCGCCCGGTGACGCAGACAAGGTCAAGGACCCGCTGGGCGCCTCGGACGGCGTCGGTATCCGTTCCGTCCTCAACGACCACGAGCTGTTCGTCACCACGCTCAACGTCAACGTCAGCGACGCCGAGTCCTCCTACGAGGAGGTCGTCGACTCCGTCATGGACGGCATGGAGTTCTACAAGGGTACCGGCACCCCGACTCTGTACACCACGGTCCGCGAGCTCAACAAGTTCCTGAAGGCGAAGGACGGCATGGGCCGTCGCTACTACGCCAACAAGAGCGAGGTTGCCCAGGTCCTCGGCGTCAAGGACATCCAGCTCGTCGAGCCGCTCAACGAGTACCCCGACGTCGTCGGCATCATCGTCAACCTGGACGACTACAACATCGGCACCGACCGCGGTGGCGAGCTCACGATGTTCGAGGACTTCGACATCGACTTCAACCAGCAGAAGTACCTGCTGGAGACCCGCATGTCGGGTGCCCTGGTCCGCCCGAAGTCGGCCCTCGTCATCAAGAAGACCGCCGCGTCCAGCGCTCTGGTCTCCCCGCAGGAGCCCACTTTCAACGCAACCACGGGTGTCATCACGATCCCGTCGGCCACCGGCATGACCTACGAGGACAGCGACGGCACCACGCTCACCGCCGGTGCTCAGACCGCCCTGGCGGCCGGTTCCTCGGAGACCGTCACTGCGGTCGCGGAGCCCGGCTACCACTTCGCCAACACGGCCCAGGACTCCTGGACCTTCAAGCGCAAGTCCTCCTGATCTAGGAGGCTGAACAGACATGGCACGATTTTCTGGAAAGGTGGGATACGGCGTAACTGTTGAGACCTCCCCTGGTGTGCACGAGGACCAGATCGTCGAACGCGTATATTTCGGCGACGTTGTTAGGACCTCTGTGGCTTTCAGGGCAGGTGAGAGTGTCAACAATGACCTCTCGGTTGGTAATTCTATCAGCGTTGTTGCTGATGCTTTTGCGAACGAACATTTCTTTGCCGTTCGTTACGTTGATTGGGCGGGGAGTCTGTGGGCCGTTTCTGAGGTCGAAGTACAGGCTCCCCGTCTTATCCTGCGGCTAGGGGGTGTCTATAATGGCCCCAAGCCCGAAGCGCCTTGAGCTTCAGGCACTCCTGGAAGAGGTGCTGGGTAGTAGGTATGTATATTTCCAGCCCCCTTCCAACGTGCAGATGAGTTACCCCTGCATCGTCTATGCACAGGACAATGCAAAGACTGAGTTCGCTGACAACAGCCCCTACAGTCGCGCCAAGCGATATCAGTTGACTCTGATCGGTCGGAATCCGGACGACGTTATGCTCCTCTCCGACGACATCGCTCAGCTTCCGTTGTCCAACCTGAATCGCATATTCACCGCGGACAACCTCCACCATCACGTCTTCAACCTCTACTTCTGAGGGGAACAAACTCATGACAGCGCTCAAGTGGGACGAGGCTGGCGAGCGGTACTTCGAGACCGGCGTCGACCATGGTGTCCTCTACATCCCCAACGCCTCCGGCGTCTACAACGAGGGTCACGCTTGGAGCGGTCTGACGACCGTCACCGAGTCGCCTTCGGGGGCCGAGTCCAACCCGCAGTACGCGGACAACATCAAGTACCTCAACCTTGTCTCGGCCGAGGAGTTCAGCGGCACGATCGAGGCGTTCTACAGTCCGCCCGCGTTCGATCAGTGTGACGGCTCCGCCTCTCCGACTCCCGGCGTCTCCATCGGTCAGCAGAACCGCAAGACGTTCGGCTTCTCCTACCGCACCAAGATCGGCAACGACCTGGAGGGGCAGGACTTCGGCTACAAGATCCACCTCGTCTACGGCGCACTCGCTGCTCCGTCCGAGCGTGCCTACGCCACCGTGAACGAGTCGCCTGAGGCGATGACCCTCAGCTGGGAGTTCTCGACCACCCCGGTCGCGGTCGGCAACATCGCCGGTGTGGACTACAAGCCGACGGCCTCGCTGACCATCAACTCGACCGAGGTCGACGCCGATGCTCTGGCCACGCTGGAGGAGTTCCTCTACGGCACCGAGGGTACCGACCCTTCGCTGCCGACCCCGGCCGAGGTCATCGCCATCTTCTCCGGAACCACCCTGGTGGTCACTCCGACCGAACCGGCCTACGACGACGCGACCAACACGATCACGATTCCGACCGTGACCGGCGTCACCTACTACATCGATGACGTCGCTCAGGCCGCCGGACCGGTCGTCATCAGCTCGAACAAGATCGTGGAAGCCCGTCCGAACCAGGGCTACAAGTTCACCCAGCCGTCGGACAGCGACTGGCTCAAGGGCGACTTCTAGTCACTACGAGAACCGTTAGGAGGCCAGAGAGTGCTCACACTCATCGTCCCGTTGGGGGAAGGTTTCAACGAAGAGACGAGAAAGTTTGTTGTTGCTAATTCGTTCAAGCTGGAGATGGAGCACTCTCTGGCCGCCCTGTCAAAATGGGAGTCTTTCTTCGAGAAACCGTTCTTGGGTAAGGACGAGAAGACTCCAGAAGAGACGATGTGGTACATCCGAGAGGCGATGACGATCACCCCGGATGTTCCTCCGGAGGTTTTCAATCACCTCACGGAACAGAACATCGACTCGATCAACAAGTACATAACGGCTAAGATGACGGGCTCTTGGTTCAACGAGAAAAAGGAAGCCAAGCCGAGCAAAGAGATCGTCACCGCTGAAGTCATCTACAGCTGGATGGTCAACCTGAACATCCCATTCACCCCTTGCGAGAACTGGCATCTCAACCGCTTGTTGACCTTGGTCAATGTATGTAACGAGAAGAACACCCCGCCCAAGAAGATGACCAAGGCTGAAGCCATGGCTCAGCAGAGGCGGATCAATGCTGAGCGACGCGCAAAGTTCAGATCAAGAGGATGAAAGGAGGACTCTGAGTGTCACGGCTCGAATGGAACGCGCCCGCCAGTCGTCTCTATGAAGCCGGGGTCGACCGGGGCGTCTTGTACGTTCAAGGCCAGGCTGGAGTTGCTTGGTCTGGACTAACTTCCGTCGAGATGTCTCCGACCGGGGGCGGAGCCAAGTCTTACTACCTCGACGGCAACAAGTACCTTCTTGTATCCGCTGCGGAAGAATTCGGCGCTACGATCAACGCATTCATGTATCCGGATGAATTCGCATTCTGCGATGGTTCTCGCAGTCCTCGGCCGGGCCTTCGGGTCGCTCAACAACGACGGAAAACGTTTGGTTTCTCCTACAGAACCAAAGTAGGAAGCGATCAGAACGGCGATCTCGGGTATAAGATCCACCTCATCTACAATGCTCTAGCTGACCCTACGCAGAGGACTTATTCCTCTACCGGTGATTCGGTCGAACCTTCCGAATTCAGCTGGTCGATCACGACGAAGCCGCCGGTAATTCCCGGGTACAAGCGGACAGCCCATGTCGAGATCGACTCGAGGACCACCGATACTCAGGTCATGGGTTTGGTTGAGAGTGTTCTGTATGGAGACGACGAAAACTCAGCCAGATTGCCGAGTTTCCCCGAACTCGTCGAGATGTACGACGCCTTTTTCGTCTTCGTCGTGACCGACAACGGCGACCACACCTACACGATTTCTGGGCCCGACGAAGCCATCCAGGCCATTGGCGAGGACTACCTGACGTTCGACTGGCCTACCGTTATTCCGGTAGACGAACACACATACACGATCAGCGACGGGTGAGGAAGGAGACCTGTAGTGTACGCACAAATGCTCATTGACAACTTCGATGACGCATCGCTCGATCTGGCCAAGTGGACAGAAACACAGGGACCCGGAACCACTGAATCTGGTGGGACGCTCAACGTGGCTTGTGTGGCGGATTACCCTCGTGTCGAAGGCGATATCCTCTTCGATCTGTCAACGGGAATCCTCGCTGCCAAACTCTCGACGACGGGAACCCGAGCAGAAGGTTGTGAATTCTACCTCGGGGCACACGATGTCGCAGGCAACCACATTTCGGCCCTAGGTGCCCCGAACGGTAGCTACATCACATTCCAGCCTGGAGGCCTCGCCACCTTCAGTAACGAAGTCGTTACCGATGAAATCGTCGGTGTTGGCTGGGACTGGGTTCCTGGTACCTGGTGGGGTATCGGCCAGATGGGACCCGACAACGTCGTCAAGATGTACAACTCCAGCGACGGTCAAATCTGGAACGAGATGGCCCGTTGTACCGTTGGGGGGACCTTCGACAAGACCTCAGTTGGTCTCGTGTTCATGGCGGGCGTCTGGAACTCTACGACTCCGGATTTGGTCGCAAACTTCGACGACGCCTCGTATTGGGCCGAGGAAACTCAGACTTTCGTAACACGTAAGGTACGCTGGGGCAACCAGTGGGTAGCGGCCACCCCCAAGGTTCGGATAGGAGGGGGATGGGTACCCGCGGCGCCCAAGCCTCGTATTGGCGGTGGTTGGGATCCCATGCTCTGACATATCCGAGAGAAGAAAGGTGGCCTTGTGGCTACGGTAACTGTAGTAGACGCCGATCGGACCCTCGAGATCGAGGCCACTTCGATCGTTTCCGGACTCGTCAACGATGAGGGCCATCTCATCCTGACGAGGCACGACGGAACCGAACTCGACATGGGCGCCGTCTCGGGTATGCAGCTCGACAACGGCACGGCATATTCCAAGGTCGACGCTTTTACCTACGTCGGTGACACTGACCCCGGTACTGTTCCGGATGGTTCGGTTTGGCTGGACACGACCGATGTAGCTGGGCCTTTCGCCAGCTCGACCCAAAAAGGTCTCGTCGAACTCGCAACGAACGCCGAAACCATATCGGGAACCGACAACTCCCGTGCTGTCACCCCCGCTTCTTTGGCGTCTGTTCCAGGGAACAAGGTTCAGATCCTTGCCCCGAACGCGAACACAGAATCGGCTGCCCCGAGTGCATATCCTGACGGTATCTCTCAGATGAACGTCACCACGGGTTCGGGTTATTCGGTCGGTGCTGGGTTTGGCACCCTCACTATGTACAAGATCGAAAGCGATCGCTCTTACCAGACTTTCGTCGGTACCGACGGAGGAACTCGATCGTCTCGAATGTGGATGAGGACCCATCACAGTACTCTCGGTGGTGGTGGTTGGACTGCTTGGCAGCAGGTTCAACAGACGTACACGTTGACTCCTGGGACGATCGTTCAGACCACGAGTCTGACGGCATATCCCAACGGGACCTCTCGGATGTACTTCACCACGGCCAACGGAACCGGTTGGGATTTCGCAGGTAAGGCTGGTGAACTTGTAACCTACAACGAGGGAAACGAGTTCGCCAGGCAGGAGTGGACTAAGCACGTCGGCGGAACTTCGGCAGGAGTAGAGACCGAGCGTTGGATTCGTACCGCTACCGCAGCGGGAGGATGGTCCCGTTGGCGGGTTCTCGTTCGCGACGCCAAGCTCCCAGACCCCCAAGCGACCAAGGCGTCTTCCACATACCCGATCACGGCAACGGCATGGGCCGATCATCCCGGAATCGGTCAAGTTTCCTTGAGCCTCGCCTACGACGCAATCGTGCAGGTCGAGTATGGGGCATGGCTGACCGCTGCTTACACCGACACAACGTCGGTCCGATCGGGTGTTTCACTTGACGGCGCTGCTCCTGAGGATCTGTTTGGTGGAACTTGGGGGAACGTTCTGTACCTCGGAACACAGGCTACGTCGCCAGCGGGAGGTCAGCATTCTTTCACCGCTACGGGAAGGCTGTCTGCCGGAAATCACACCTTCAAACCGCAAGCGTACAAGACAGGGAGTGCAAACACCCTCGTCAACTACCCCGTTCTTCGAGTCACGCCTCTTCGCTGGGCTGACTAAACTCTGGAGTTTGACTATGGCCCTGGGCCTCGAAGTAACCAAGCCGGTCCTCGACAACAAGGTGGCCCAGGCGGTTCTGGGTCTCCGTGAGGCATTCGAAAGCGTCGAGACCATCGCCGCCTGGCTCGCGAACCATCCGGTGATCGAGGGCGCCGACCCTCTCACCACCGAGCCTTACGGCTATTCGCCTGACGAAGCCTACGCCCTTCGCTTCTTCTTCGAAACCTTCAACGCGGTCAAGAGCGCAAACACCAACGCCTTCAACGCAGGGCGGAAGATGACCGGCCTGGACTAAGTAAAGGAGCCAAAGTGATCTCGTTCGTAGTCAAACGTTCGGGTCGACGAACGGAAGACTCTCTTCGGCGGATGCAAAGCGGCGACATCTACAAGTCGCTGGACGCAGCTGCCAAAATGGGAGTAAACGCTTTGGCTTCTGCGGTACCGAAGGACTCCGGTTTGGCAGCAGACTCCTGGGACTACAAGGTAAAAAAATCCCGGGGGTCTGTTTCCATAACATGGATCAACAACGACATCGAGAACGGCTTTCCAGTCGCCATCATGCTTCAGTACGGTTACGGAACCGGAACCGGTGGCTACGTGCAGGGCCGGGACTACATCAATCCGGCAATGAAACCCGTCTTTGACGACATCGCAAATCAGGTATGGAGGGCGGTGACTTCCGCATGAGCACGGTAGACGAACGCGTTGTTCAGATGCAGTTTCAGAACGCTGCGTTCGAGCGTGGTGTTCAGCAAACCCTCGCCTCTCTCGAGAGGCTTCAGAGGGGGTTGCAGCTCAAGGATGCCAGTAAGGGCATCACCGATGCTGCTACCAGGATCGCGGCTTCGAGTCAGCAGTTCGACAAGAACGTGTTGCAGAACCGTGATTCCATGGGTAGGTTCACGAAGGCTGTCACCGACAACACCACGGCAGCTACCGGTTCGCTCTCCAGGATCACCAACGGCGTCACTCAGGTTGCGAGCTCCGTCGAATCGGGTTTCAACCGCACCAAGAATGCCGTCACAGGATTCACTCAGAGCGTAGGTGGATTCGGAGACCGAATCGTCTCCAGCCTTAACGGCATCAACAAGAACGCTGATCAGCAAACGGGTTCGCTCAAGAATCTTGAAGGCGGAGTAAACAGCCTCGCCAGTCGCTTTTCCAATCTCGGAAGCATCGCCACCGGCGCACTGATGAACATCGGCGCCAGGGCCCAGGAAGCCGGTACACGTTTCCTGAGTTCTTTCACGTTCTCTCCGATCCTGGATGGTTTCCGGGAATACGAGACGAACATGAACTCGATCCAGACGATTCTGGCCAACACCCAGTCGGCCGGTACGAATCTGAAGGACGTCACTCGGGCTCTCGACGAACTGAACCACTATTCCGACCAGACCATCTACAACTTCTCCGAGATGGCTAAGAACATCGGTACCTTCACGGCTGCCGGTGTCGCACTCGAGCCAGCCACCGCAGCGATCAAAGGTATCGCCAACCTGGCGGCTCTGTCCGGCTCCAACTCGGAGCAGGCATCCGGAGCGATGTATCAGCTCTCTCAGGCTATATCCGCAGGTCGGGTGACGCTTGAGGACTGGAACTCGGTGGTCAACGCCGGTATGGGCGGTACTGTCTTCCAGCGTGCTCTCGCTCTGAACGCTGAGAAGATGGGGACCCTGAAGGACGGAGCTGTAAAGCTCACCGGAGAGATGAAGAACGTCACCATCGGTGGCAAGTCTTTCCGTGAGTCCATCACGGCCAAGCCGGGGCAGGAATCCTGGCTGACTTCCAAGGTTCTGACTCAGACGCTGGCTCAGTTCACCGGCGACTTGAAGGACTCCGAGCTTGCAGCTCAGGGGTTCAGCAAGGCACAGATCAAGGCCATTCAGGACCAGGCCAAGATGGCGAAGAGCGCCGCCACCGAAGTCAAGACACTCACGCAGCTGTTCGGAACGTTCAAGGAACAGATGGGTTCGGGCTGGGCCCAGACCTGGCAGATCATATTCGGCGACTTCGCCGAGGCAAAGGGTCTGTTCACGGGCATCAGCGATTCCGTCGGAAAGATGCTCCAGAACTCTTCTGAAGCTCGGAATAAGATGCTCAAGGACTGGGACTCCTTGGGTGGCAGAACTGCTCTGATCGAGGGTATTACCAACGTATTCAAGGCTCTGGGGTCGGTACTCTCACCGATCAAGGACGCCTTCCGGGACATATTCCCGGCAACCACCGGCAAGCAGCTTGCCGACATGACCAAGAACTTCCGAGACTTCACCGAGAAACTTAAGGTAGGTAGCGAAACAGGAGACAAGATCAAGAGGACCTTTACGGGCGTCTTCGCGGTATTTGGAATCGCGGTAGACATCGTAAAGGGCTTTGTTGGCGTAATCGCTGATTTGTTTGGAGTCGCAACACAGGGCTCCGGTGGGTTCCTCAACTTCACCGCCAATGTCGGCGACTTCCTTGTCGCTGTCCGAAACGGAATTCGGGAAGGCGAGGGTCTCACTCATTTCTTCAAAGGTCTCGGCGCCGTTCTTGCAGTCCCGATCAAGCTCGTCCAGGAACTCGCTGGATGGCTGGGACGGATGTTCAAGGACACCGATTCCTCTGCCGTCGAGAAGAGCGTTGAGGGAGTATCGTCCAAGCTCGAACCTCTCGGTAGGCTCGGCGACGTAGCCTCTGCGGCTTGGGAAAAGACCCTCACCGTCATGAAAAACGTCGGTGATTTCTTCAGCGACCTCGGTGGGCGTGTATCCGAGGTGTTCTCTGCCATCGGAATCGATGCTGCGAAACTATTCGAAGGTTTCGACTTCGAGAAACTCCTTGCCGGTATCAATACGGGAGCTCTTGCCGGTCTGTTCCTGATCATCAAGAACTTCCTGGCAGATGGCCCCGCGGGTATTTTCGAGGGTATCGGCGATGCAATCGAGGGCTTCACAGGAACTCTGAAGGGAATGCAGAACGCTCTCAATGCGGCTGTGCTCCTCCAGATCGCTCTCGCCGTCGGTATCCTCGCTCTGTCCATGAACACCCTGGCTAAAATCGATGCTGCCGGTCTTGCTCGAGCATCCGCGGGTATCGCGACCATGTTCGGACAGCTCGTCGGCACGATGGTCCTGTTCAACAAGTTCGTCGGTGTCGCTGGTTTCGCCAAGCTTCCGTTCGTGATGGGGTCGTTGATCCTTCTTGCTGGTGCAGTTCTTATTCTGTCCCAGGCATTGAAGCAGATGGCGGGTCTCGACTGGAACGAGCTATCGAAGGGCCTCACCGGACTAGCTGTCACGCTGGGACTTCTCGTCGCCTCGCTCAAGTTCATGCCAATGCCCGCAGGTCTTATTTCCACGGGTCTTGGTTTGATCGTTCTTGGTGCGGCGATAAAGATCCTGGCCAGTGCGGTGGAAGACCTGTCCAGCCTCGGCTGGAACGAACTGTCCAAGGGGCTCGTAGGCGTTGGAGTCCTACTAGGTGCTCTTACGCTCTTCACGATGTTCTCCAAGGTCAACGCGGGTGCAGTCGCCCAGGGGGCCGGACTCGTATTGCTGGCGGCAGGGATCAAGATCCTCGCCAGCGCCGTAAAGGATCTCTCCAAGCTGTCCTGGGGCAACATAGCTTCTGGACTGGTAGCCCTCGCGGGATCCCTCGGCATCATAACCGCCGCTCTGATGTTCATTCCTCCGACAGCACCTTCAGCGGCGCTCGGGGTTCTCGGCGTAGCCGTATCTCTGAAGCTGATCGCCAATGCTCTCGGACAGCTGGCTAAGATGAGCTGGGCGAACATCGCGTCCAGTCTTACGGTCATGCTCGGAGCCCTGACGATCATATCCGCGGCACTGTGGATCATTCCGCCTACTGCACCTCTTGCCGCAGCAGGTATTCTGATCACTGCTTTCGCTCTCAAGCAAATCGGCGAGGTGCTTTCGGGCTTCGCCGAATATTCATGGGGCGAAATCGGCAAGGCTATGACCATGCTTGCCGGAACCATGGTGATCATTGCAGGGGCACTCCTCTTCATGACGACTGCTCTTCCGGGTGCTGCGGCTACGTTGATCGTCGCTGCGGCATTGGCTGTATTGGCACCCGTGCTCATGCAGTTCAGTCAGATGTCGCTGAGCGAAATTGGCTTGGCGCTTCTCATGCTGGCTGGCGTATTTGTGGTGTTCGGTGCCGCAGCTATACTCCTCGCTCCGGTCGTTCCAGTGATGATAGGCCTTGGTCTGGCCGTGACTCTTCTGGGCGTCGGAATGATGGCGGCAGGCGCGGGCGTATTCCTGTTCGCAACGGGCCTTACGGCCCTGGCAGCAGCAGGATCGGCAGCAGCGGCAGCCATCGTCGGTATCGTGGCTGGTCTCATCGGCCTTATTCCTGAGGTCATGAACCAGATTGGCTTGGGTCTCATAGCCTTCGCCAAGGTGATTGCTACCGCAGGACCAGCCATATCCAAGGCTATCGAGACCGTTCTGAACGCGATCATCGACGCCATTGTCCGGCTGGTTCCGAAGATCACTAACGCCCTGTTCAACATGCTCACCAAGATGATGAACACCATGCTGAAGTACGTCCCCACCCTGGTGCAGACGGGTATGAAGCTGGTCACGGCGATATTTAACGGTGTCGCCAAGAACCTCCCTCAAATGGTCGATGCAGCTACGAGAGTAGTTGTGAAGTTCATCGAGGGAGTCAGTCGCAACCTGTCCAAGATCATCGATTCCGGTGTGAAGTTGATCATTAGCTTCATCAACGGAGTCACCAAGGCCATCGACTCCAACTCTCAGCAACTCGGAGCGGCTGGTGGACGCCTCGGCATAGCCATCATCAAGGGCATGGCTAAGGGTGTCATGGGCGGTATCGGTGAGATCACCAACGCTGCAAAGAGTGTTGCCAGCAGTGCTCTGAACGCAGCAAAGAGCGCCCTCGGTATTAACTCCCCCTCGAAGGAATTCGAGAAGATCGGTAAGTTCGTCAACGACGGATTCAGGAAGGGACTGGACGGAAACAAGGAACAGGTTTACAGCGCCTTCAACGACTTGAAGAAGATGCTTCTCGATCTCTCGAAGAACGCCAAGGCGTCCACTTCGGAGCGTCGGAAGGCTGCGGCCGCATATTCAGAGCTGACCAAGAAGCTCAACGATGAGAAGACGGCTATAGGCAGGCTTTCCGAAAAGTACGACGGTCTGACTGAGAAGATCAAGAAGGCCAACGAGACGTACCAGGCAGCCATCAAGACCAGGGACGACTACCGCAAGTCGATCTCTGATCAGTACTCCGACATGGCTACACCTGCTGACGATATCTCGGTGGCCGACTACATCACGAATTTGGAGAAGCAGGTAGAGGACACCAAGGTGTTCTCCAACCAGCTCCAGAAGCTTCGTGCATTCGGTCTGAACGACGAGATGTACCAGGACCTTCTCGGTAAGGGTACGGCCGCTCTTCCGTTCATCAACGAGTTGCTCAACGGCGGCAAGACCGAGATCGACAAGATCAACAGTCTTGGTAAGGAACTCGACAAGGCAGGCGAGCATCTCGGTAAGACTGCTTCAACCAGCCTCTACCAGGCTGCTGTCGATTCCGCTAAGGGATTGGTCGAAGGCCTGAAGAAGGAACAGGCCAACATCGAGAAGCAGATGGACCGGATCGCCGAGAAGATGGTCAAGGCCATCAAGAAGAAGCTGGGTATCAAGTCGCCTTCGCGAGTGTTCATGGAGGTCGGTGCATTTTCCGCGGAAGGTCTCGCGAAGGGTCTGGACGAAATGTCCGGTATCGTCGAACGGTCCGCCGAGCGTACGGGTACGGCCGCCGTCGAATCTCTGCGCAAGTCCATCTCGGGATTTTCGGATCTCATCACCCAGGACGTCGTTACCCAGCCTGTCATCACACCGGTCCTCGACCTGTCCAGTGTCAGAAAGGATGCCGGGGCTCTCGGAGGGATATTCGGAGGGAGGCCTCTCGCTGTCGATTCGGCTTACGCCAAGGCAAAGTATGTCGCTGCCGGATACGCACGTAACCAGGCGGCTTACGATCAAACAGTGGGAGAGACTTCACCGGCGCCTGTGTCGTTCGTCCAGAACAACTACTCGCCCAAGGCACTGTCTCCCGCTGAGATTTACCGTCAAACCAACAACCAACTATCCAAGGCGAAGGGAGCTCTGACGACCAATGCTAATAGCGGTTGAAGCACGGTCCCCTCAGGGTGACCTTCTCGTCTTTCCCCTGGAGGATGATTCCTCTGGGTTCCGAGTGGTCGATATTAAGGGGCTAGGACCCGTCAAGGCAAATCTCGTTTCTACGGGGTTCGCCGGTCGCGACGGAGAGCAGTACCAGTCAAGCCGTCGTGAAGCACGCAACATCATGATCAAACTGGAGCTCGACCCGGATCCCGAACTGGACACTGTTTGGGATCTGCGGAAGCGTCTCTACAAGATATTCATGACGGAAGCGCTAGTGAAGCTGACGTTCGTCCTTGTGGACGGGCTCAGTATCGACATCGATGGGGTCGTAGAGACTTGCGACCCCGATCACTTCGCTCAAGAGCCGACGATGGACATTTCGATCATGTGTTTCGAGCCGGACTTCATCAATCCGGTACCCGTGACCGTGTCCGGAACAACCACCGCGGACGAAACCGCTATAACCATAGCGTACGACGGAACCATCGAGACGGGTATCCTGCTCGTGCTCGATGTCGATCGCAGCTTGCCGGAATTCACCGTCTACCACACGCTCCCCAACGACGTGATCGAGACGTTGCAATTCGACAACTATCCCTTGGTTGCCGGAGACACGCTGACCATCAGCACCGTCTTCGGCGCCAAGGCGGCAAACTTGGTGAGAGCCGGAGTCGGCAGCTCCGTACAGTACGGCATATCTCCTCAGTCTAAGTACATCGAGCTGAGGCCGGGTATTAACAGTATCCGTGTTTACGCGGAAGGAGCTGCTGTTCCGCTTTCGATCGAGTACATCACGAAGTATGGGGGTCTGTAGTGGAGTTGTACACACTAGACCCCCTTCTTCGTCGAGAGGCGGTCATCGACAAATTCGAATCACTCATCTGGACTGAGCGATGGCAACAGTTCGGTGACTTCCAGCTCGATATTCCGTCAACAAGTGGTAATCGAACCTTGCTCAAGGCCGGAACCCGTCTGGCAATGAACAAGTCGAACTACATCATGACGGTCGAATCCATCGAGGATGGGGGCGACAGCGAGAATCGTCGCATGTTGACGATCAAGGGTCGGTCTATCGAATCACAACTCCTGGACCGAGTGGCCAAGAATTCTTTGGCTGACCTGACAACATCGCCCAAGTGGACGATCACTCTTCCTCCGGCAGCGCTCGCGAGGAAGATCTTCCACGATATTTGTGTCTTGGGAATTCTGGATCCCGCTGACGTGATTCCTTTCATCGTCGAGGAATCCTTGTTGTCCCCCGGGACAATCCCAGAACCTGTCGACCCCATCACGGTAGAACTAGAACCGACCACGGTTTACGACGCAATCGTCGATATTTCCAATGTCTGGAACCTCGGTTTCAGGATGCTGAGGAATTTCGACGCGTCGGAGATCTACTTCGACGTATACTCGGGTAGCGATCGAACATCGGGTCAGATGGTACATGCTCCGGTTATTTTTAGTCCGGAGCTCGACAACCTGCAGAACACCAAAGAGCTCACCAGCATCGACAAAGCCAAGAACGTCGCGTACGTATTTTCCCCAGCGGGTTTTCAGATGGTGTACGCCATCGGTGTGGATCCGGAGATCGAGGGATTCGAACGCAAAGTCCTGGTCGTCAACGCTAGCGATATCACGAGTGAAAACCCGGATGTCGCTTCCGCGCTTATTCAGCGTGGTAATGAGGAGCTCGCGAAGTACCGTACCTACCAAGCATTCGACGGTGAGATCAGCCAGTTCAGTCAGTACAAGTACGGAACACATTACCATCTGGGCGATCTTGTCGAACAGCGCAACCTGAGCGGTGTTACGAACAACATGCGGGTGTCTGAACAGATCTTTGTTCAGGACCAGCAGGGCGAACGGGCATATCCGACCTTGACGCTCAACACCTACATCAACACCGGTTCATGGCTTTCGTGGCTGAACAACAAGACGTGGCTCGATCTCGCACCGGATCCGACAACTTGGTCGGAGCAGCCGTGATATTTGGAAGGGAGGTACACCGTGGCTGAGGGAGACCAGGCAGTCGCGGCAGGATACGCAAAGGTACCCGAGACAGGCGAAGAAGGCCGGGTTCGCTGGGGAGCACGGGAGATAAACCGTACCCGGGACTACATCGCTCAGCTTAAGGCTCTCATCCCGACTGGCAAGTCTGGGTACCGAGACAAGGCAGGTATCTCTTCAGGAACCGCTGATCCAACAGGCGGTAGCGACGGAGACATCTACTTCAAGATCATCAGTTAGGTGTCACTGTGGTCGACTACACAAAGACAAGTGGCGTCAACGGGAAGATGGTCATCCGTGACACCGGCCTGGACGTAGAGTTCTATTTTCAGGCCGGTTACAACTCGGACTGGTGGAACGGGATGCCGTTCAACTGGACCGCTAACGGAAAGACCACCAGCAAAGAGATCAACTACCCGACCGGACGCCCGTTCTACAAGGTCGGCGAAGTACGGATCACGGACTCACAGACGGTAACGTTCCGTCTGACCGACGGATCCAGTGCCACAGGTTTCGGTGGACCCACGACGTTCAGTCAGGCCATCAAGCGTGACACAGTACCGGCCAAGCCGACCACGCCAGTCATATCCAACATCACATCAACGTCGGTGCACGCGACGTTCTCGGACGGCTCAAACGGTGGCGATGCCATCGATGCGAGACAGATCGGTTACGGGACAAGTTCCACTTCGGTACAGGACACCGTGTCTTCCGACCGGTCTACGACCATATCCGGGTTGAGTCCGGGAACAACGTACTACTTCTGGGCACGAACCCATAACTCCGAGGGGTGGAGTTCTTGGTCCGGCCGAGCGACTGCTAAGACGCTCAAAACCCCAGACGCACCAACATCACCACTCTTGGCCGCAGTTCGGATGACTAGTGTTGACGTCGCGTTCAGCGCGAACGGCAACGGGGGGTCGCCGATCACAGGCTACGAAGTCGGATATTCCACAAGCGCGAGTGGGTCGCCAACAACGACCATATCCGCCACGTCTCCGAAAACCATTACGGGGTTGACCCCCGGGACTCTTTACTACTTCCGAGTCCGAGCAAAGAGCTCTGTTGGATGGAGTGCGTGGTCGGCGGCCACCAGTATCAGGACGCTCGCGGGTGCTTACATCAAAGTAGGCGCTGTGTGGAAGCCTGCAGTCCCTTACGTCAAGGTCGACGGCGTTTGGAAACTAGCGGAACCGTGGACCAAGGCAGTAGGGATATGGAAAAGAACCACTTAGCACCAATAGTTAGGGGAGGGCGAGTATGGAACAGTGGCTGCAGTTGGCCATCACTTCACTCGTGACACTTGCCGCGTCGTCCGGTTTCTGGGCCTTCTTGCAGCACAAGGATCGCACGAAGAACGCGATGGAACGCCTTGTGATGAGCGTCGCCTACGACCACATCATGACATTCGGTGTCGCGTATATTCGCCGTGGGTGGGCTACCCGTGACGAGTACGAAGAGCTGAGAAAGCTCTTCTTCGAGCCGTACAAGGCTCTCGGCGGGAATGGTGCAGCAGAGAGGGTCATGAACGAGCTCGACAAGCTTCCGTTCGGACCGAACCAGGGCGGATACGAAGCGATATTCCAGAGCAGGGAACCGAGGGAGATCAACGATGTCCGAGTCGTCGCACGCCAAGCCCCAGAGCCCGATGCTGGGTGACGGCGCCTACAACGTCGTGAAGAAGTCCGCAACGATCGTTCTTCCGGCGCTGGGGACGCTGTATTTCACCCTGTCGCAGATCTGGGGTCTACCACACGCCGAGGAAGTCGTCGGCACCATAGCGGCAGTGAACACGTTCTTGGGCGTGATCGTCCAGATCTCCAAGAAGTCGTACTACGCAAGCAGTGCGCCCTACGTGGGCGAGATCAAGGTCGAGGACTCGGACGACGGGACCCGCAAGGTGTTCTCGTTGGTGGTCAACGGTCACCCCGAGGACCTGGAGACGATGGACTCGGCCACGTTCAAGGTCAACAGCGACACGGGTAGTAACCCGATCGTCAAGCCCT